TTTAATATAGCGAAAATGATTGAATGTAACTAATTTAGAAACAATAACATCGCGCGCGTTAGCCCTTTAGCTTTTTCGCGTCGCGGAAATTAGTACAACGACTGGAACAAAATCGAGGTGCAGCCGTTCTCGCCGACGACCGACCCAACCATCCTCGGCATCAAGCCGCTGCCTAACGTGCAGGAGAAGATTAAGAAGATGCGCGAGAAATATTGGAACGAGGATATTGAGACCGTCACCTTCGAGGAGACGGAGTATAACCCCGACTCGCTGAAACGTATTACCCCGACACCGCTCAATGCAGATGGAGAATCAGGAGATCAATCAACAATACTTTAGCCACTCGCAGCTATATAACGTCTACTTGGGGACTAAGGACTTGACCCTCGTATGCGGACGCGGCTATGGCAAGGGTGCGCTCCATGCCGCCTGGAATCTGCGCAATATGCAGCGGATGCCGGGCAGCATTACGGGCATCGTGGCGGCCAACGTGAAGCGCGCTCTGACGAACACACTCCCCTCTATGCTTATCCATTGGGAGCGGTGGGGCTATCGCCGTAATGTGCATTGGGTGATTGGCAAGAAGCCGCCGAAAAAATTGGGTTTCGCCAAGCCCCTGTTCGTGCCCGAAAATTACGAAAATGTAATTTCGTTCTACAACGGCTCGTTGGGGTTCATCATCTCGCAGGACCGCGCCGGTACGTCCAACTCGTTCAGCTTCGACGCTGTCGACATCGACGAGGCGAAGTTTATCGACTACAATCAGCTCAAAAATGAGACACTGCCGGCCAATCGAGGCAACGCCCAATACTTCGGCCAACACTCGTTTCATCATGGGGTGTTCATCTCCTCGGATATGCCGGTGACCACTCAAGGCAGCTGGTTTATGAACGACCGCGAGAAGTGCGACCCGGAACTGATTAGCTTGATTGAGGGGCTGGTCTACGAGCGGTGGCGCGTGGAGAATCGTATTCGCGAGGCGATTACCGCCGGTAAGGCCTATCCGGAGTATCTGAACAAGTATCTGCGCGAGGTGAATATCAACCTGGAGCGCTTCCGTGCGGCTGCGCTCTATTATCATGAGTATTCTTCGATCGAGAATCTACAGTTGCTCGGCGAGACTTACATCCGCCGCATGAAGCGTGACCTGCCGCCGCTGACCTTCCAGACGGCCATCCTCTGCAAGCGCATCGGCATCGTGGCCAATGGTTTCTATTCGTCGATGACCGAGAAGCACAAGTATAACTCTACGGACTTCGCGCAGCTCGACAACTTAGAGTACGACTTCAAGGCCATCGGCCGGGTGGGGAGTCTCGCCGATGGCGATGTGGACCCGTACCGCCCGCTTTATAGTGGATGGGACTACAATGCCAACATCAACTGGGCCGTTATCGGCCAACCGACGGACGGCAAACTGCGCGTCCTGAAGTCGTTCTATGTGACCTTCGAGCGGAAACTGCCGGAACTGGTTGATGACATTTGCGAGTATTACAAGGAGCACAAGCGTAAGGAAATGGTGGTCTACTATGACGTGACCGCTCTTGCCTCCAACTACGCCGTGAACGACGAAGACTTCCTCTACGTCATTACGAAGCGGTTTGAGTCGCACGGCTGGAGCGTCACGCAGCAGCACATGGGTAACCCCATGAAGCACATGGAGAAGCACCTACTTATTAACGCCATGTTCGCCGGCCAGCGTCGACTCATGCCGATGATCAACGTGCAGAACAATGAGGACCTCTTGATTTGCATTCAGTCCACCGGCGTATATAACGGACATAAGGACAAGCGCCACGAGAAGGACCCCGATAGCGAAGAAAACCCTCTGAGGCACCGAACGGACGGCTCCGACGCCTTCGATAATCTCTGCATCGGGTGCGAGCGCTTCCCGCAGGAGTTTGCAGCCGGGTATATTGTGGACACAGGTAGCGACTTCGGTTAAGGCGGGGTGGTCGCTCGTCCTCCGTCCTGCCCGCCTCGCCCTCGTTCGGGGCTTCGGTCGTGCGGGAGGTCGTTACCGTGCATGAGTTGCTTTGGTTGGTCGTGATGGGAGTGGGTGTCGGAGCGGTCCGATACCTACTCCGTTTTGCTTACCATAGGTAGCATAAAAATAGGCGGTATGCTCACGCACCCCGCCTACTGTCAATTTAATTTTAAGCCTTTAGTTTAGCTTCAGTTAATCGTTATCTTTGTTGAGCAGGTTCTTCAACCTGCCTATCTCTTCGGCCTGCTGCTGGAGTCTATCCAACAACTGCGACGTTATTTCCGGATGAGCCGTTTCGCTTTGCTCTGACTGACCTTCCTTGACAAGCATATCACCTTCGCCTGTAAGAAGCCAATCCGCGTTGATGCCTTTGCACTTTTCGTAAATCAGCTCTATATCAAATGACCCTCGTTGATACCAAGAGTTAATTGCTTGCGGTGTTTTGCCTAACATCGTTGCAAATTTCGATTTGTTTCCTCCTGCAAAGTAGCTTATAATTTCGTCGAGTTGACCGATTTTATTCATATTTGATATAGCTTTAAGCGTTATTTTTATAAATTTTGCGCGTTTTGCGTAAAATTTTCGGGTTTTTGCTTGCACAATATAAACTAATCGCTTATGTTTGCACCGTGTTTAGCAATTATCCGCGTACAAAGATAAGTATTTTGAATAACATAATAAACAAAACAACAAAACATTTTCACAAAATGGAAGAAACAACATTCAAAAAGACTGTCATCAGTCTTGAGTCGCTTGGGACGGACGAGCAAGATGTCCGTCGTCGCTTTGCACAGCTGCAACGTCAGTTCATCTTACTCCTCTCGCTCTGCCAGGATTTGAGCCTGATAGACAAAGACCAGTTGGTAGATAACATCTATTGGTTAGACTACCTCCAGAACGAAACCGAGATCTTCACCGAAGAGTAACCACATTTCCAATCACCAATTTAATTTTAAGCCCTATGAAAACAATCGTAAATCACCTGTTGAAGTCTAATCGTATCTACGTGCTCACTCCGGAACTCGTCGCTATGGGCATTACCGCCCGCGACATCGAGGTTGTCAATCGCCTTCGCTACCTGCACTATCAGGGGTACGCCAGCGCCAAGCGCTTCTTGCGCCGCTTCGTCGAATCTCGTATGTGCGCCTAAAGGCCCACGAAGTGCGACACTCCTTAGTCATGGGTCGCCCACTACCGCAAGCGGAAGTGGACGGCCCATTGTCGTGTAATTACAGCACACTACCGCACGCTGCGCGGCGGCGATGTGTTGTAATTACGGAGCCTCTTACCGTGCAGTCGGCGCGCGCTGATGGGCGGCGTGGCGGCGGTGGGCGGTTACATATTCCGCTCCGTCCGAGGGGGTAATTACGGTAAACGATTCAGCGCGGTGGGGGGTGCCTTTCGTCACAACCGCACATTCGTGCGGTGATACCCCTCCGTCCTGCCTGTCCATCAAGCGTTTAGCTCGATAACCCCCGGAAAGACGGCGATTTTTCGCAGAAAAACACCCCCTTTTCGGATGTAATCGGCTACAAACCAAGGTTTGCCACGCTCGACGGAGCCTATCAGGCAGGACGGAGTGAGAGAGGAAGCCGGCTGCGCCGTCGTCCGTCTAATTTCCTCCGCTTCGCTCCCGGAAATGGCTTCGCGCGCCCCGATGGGAGAGCGGAAGGAGCATAAAAAAGGTGGAACGGTTTCCCGCTCCACCTCGTCCAAAAAAAATATGATAAAATGAAGTACATGAACTTCAACCTGTGCGGGGTTGATGATTATGCGAAAGAGTATTCGCTAAGTTCTTGTGCGAATTGATGCACGCTTTCCTCTATTTTCTTGACCGTCGCCGCTGATGGTTTGCGATGGCCGGAGAGGTAGTGACCCAATTGTTTCTGATTGATACCCGTAATGGTCTGCAAGCCTGCCAAACTGAATCGTTTGCTTACGCTCTGTAAGAAGCTCGCAACATCGTACTTGAATGTTACCTCCAAGTCGGGCATCTCGTCGCCGTACATTTCTTTGTATTCTTTGTAGAGCGCAAAGAAATCATCTTTGGCAGCCTGTACGGTATCGCCATACCCCATCATACCAAATCGGGCAACGTCTTCTTGCGTGTAGATGTTGTAGGTGCCATCTTTCGCGCGTTCGATGATTGCAGTTACTTTCATAATACTTTAGCCTTTGTTTTGCGAATATATTTTTTGTTTTATTCAGGGGTCAAAATTTGACCCCTGAAATTTTTTCGATTTTTCTCAACATCCCGGTTGCAACTTCTTTTGCACCGTGTCGAGGGATTGAAATCGTTTGGTTCGTGATTGGGCTGAACTAAACCTCGTGTTCTTTACCCTGCCTAATAATGTAGCAGCCGCTTCTTGTAAGTTTTCTTTCTACTTCATTTTTCTTCATTGTTTAGTTGTTTTTAAACACTGCAAAGATAGTAATATTTCTATCATTGGCAAAACTTTTGAGTAAATATTTTCAGTTGGGCGCATTTTTTTTGTTGCAGCTGCACAATCTCCACCTTAGATAGCTCTTCGGCGAAGGCGTGAATGGCTTCGTTGACCTTTCGGGCGGTTGCTTTGCTGGGTTTGCGCTGACCATTGAGGTAGTGAGAGAGTTGCCCTTGGCCGACGCCTGTAATGTTCTGCAGTCCGGCCAGGCTCATCTTCCATTTATAAACAGCGAGGAACGCCGAGAGGTCGTAACAGTAGGTGAAGGTCAGTCCGGAGATGTCGTAGTGGTTCATTTTCGCCATTTCGGTGAGTACGTTCATGTAGTCGGTCCGGGCTTCCTTGACGTTGCGCCCCTCGCCGAAGGCAAAGAACGGCAGGGCTTCGGGGTCGATGGTGGTGATTGAAAAGTAGTCGTCGCGGGTGTGCTCGATGATGAGTTTGATTTCCATAATAAAAAAGTTTGGCGCAAAGATGATACCAATTTTAATAGCGCAAAAATGCGGTAGCAATATTCGTACATTTGGCCTCTGTATTTTTGTCCTTTTCGCCCGCACGCGTAGGACGTACCTTTGCGACATGAACATTGGAGATATAGGTAACAAGTATTTCCTCCTCGCTGATTTGGGGGATTTGAATCTGGGCGCGGCCGCAGGTGCTAAGGCCGTCTCGGTCTCGGTGGGCGGCGCGGAGATTTTCGCGGAGTCGCTCTATGCGGACTCCGACGGGTCGGTCTATCTGCGCGACCTGTGCGGTCTGCTCCAGCCGTATATGCCTACCTCCGGCGTGGCGTCGGTTTCCATCACGTCGGGCGACTTCTCGGCCTCGATGAAGGTGCTGGTCTGCGCTTCGCAAACTACGGACTGGGAGGATTTCGGCGCGGACGAATGGGCCAACAGTCATTTTTTGAATACGGTGACGGATAGGGTGATTGGCGATTCGGTGAGTGCGCTGCTCTATGTGGTCTCTTTGGGTTCGGCGCTGTCGTCGTGCCCCGTCGATGTCGAGGCCCGATATCTGGGCGAGGATGGCGAATGGCATACGCAGTCTTTTATCCTCTCTACCGTCACGGCCAAGGCGGACGTTGTGACGACTGTAGCCGCTTCGCCGTCTTCCGTCCTCGCCGGTCTGAAGAAGGTGGCCCCCACGGCCCAGCGCCTTTCGGGTTACTTCGTCACGGTCGGCCTCCGTAAGGCACGCTTCTTGATTGATTCCCGGCGGACGCCCTATTGCGTCTCGTTTAGCTTCCTCAATGCTTTCGGCCTCCGCGAGTGGTTGCCTCTCTATGGTGAGAGCGTGGCCAAGCGTGCCTATACGCTGACCAATGCCGTCATCAACGGCCGATTGCAGGCTGTGAACCCGGTGGTGGAGATTGACCACACGGTGACGGCCTCCGTCATCTCGGCCAGTGAGGCGGAGATGGTGACGGAACTGCTTGCCTCCGACAATGTGATGGCCTACATCAATAACGGTTGGCGGCAGGTGGTCTTTACTGAGGTGGAATATGAGCCGTCTTCGGCTTTCGACGCCGTCAACGAGGCCAAGTTTACCTATCGCATCGCGAAGAAAAATCATCGCTTTGCCGCAGCCGAGGCAGGCGGTAGCCGCGTCTTCGGCAATGAATTTGACGAAACATTTGAATAAATGGATAGAATACACATCAACACAGCTCGTAAAATTTTGGACACCGGAGAGCCGGTGTCGCTGGAGTTCGTCACGCAAGAGGGCGACTGGGTGCGCATCGATGACGCCGTCTGCATCAGCAGCTATTTTCGTGGTGGCTATCGCCGCATGAGGTTGCCGAACGGTTTTGTGCGCACGGTGCGCGATTGTATGATTGTGCGAATTAACGATATGGAGGTCCACTTATGAGCCACGAGGATTTATACAACGTCTCGGAGATTATGGACCTGCCCGGTACGGGCCTCCAGGCGCTGGTCTCTACGACTACGACAAGCGACATCTTCGACGATGATAGTTGCGAGCTTACGCCGGTCCGCCTGCCAGGCAAGTTGAAACAATACAGCTACGTTCCGTGGGGGCAGGATAATCAGATTCCCTATAACATCATCTCCAAGGTGGAGATTGATGAAATCATGTCGCAGAACAAGATGTTCAACGTCTTGACCTGCTACGGTGCCGGTCTCCGCTTCTTTGACCTCGAATCCGGCCAGAAGACGAAGAACCCCGACGTGGCCCGCTTCGCCGTCCGCAACTATATGCCGCAACTTTTCTTGGAGCAGGTGACCGACTTCAAGTATTTCTATTGGTCGCTCCTCGTGGTCATCCTCGATAAGGAGGGCAAGCATATCGTGCAGCTGCGCCATAAGGACGTCGAGAACATCCGCCTCTCGCCCGCTCGTGGCGGTCGGGTGGAATATGCTTTTTACGGCGACTTCCGCGAGGGGCACACGCTCCATGACGACCGTATCGAGGTGATTCCGCTGTTGGATCAGATTGACCCTATCGGCGACCTCATGCAGCGCATGGGCCTCGAAGTGGGTAACGACGGCATCCGGCGCAACCGCCTCGGCAAGACGGAGCGCAAGTTTGGCATCCTGACGCGCTTCCCCATTCCGGGGGCGCGCTATTATCCCATCCCTTACTACGCCGCCATCTTCCGTGGCGATTGGTATGCTATCAAGCGCCTTATTTCTACGGGCTTGAAGCAGAAAATCAAGAATACCGGTTGCGTGCGCTACCTCGTGGAGGTGCATCGTGATTATTGGTCTACGAAGTGCAAGGAGGCGGGTATCTCCGACCCGGTCAAAGTGAAGGCGTTTATCGCGAAGGAAAAACAGAACATCCGCGAGTTCTTGATGGGTATCGAGAACAGCGGCAAGACGTGGATTTCGTCATATTACACCGACCCGACGGGCAAGGAGCAGCACATGGTCCGTATCACGACCGTAGACACGACCAAGCCCGGCGGCGACTGGGCCGAGGATATTCAGGAGGCGGCTAATATGCTGTGCTACGCCGACGGAATCCATCCTAACCTCGTGGGCGCTGTGCCCGGCAAGTCGCAGAGCAACAATTCCGGCAGCGACAAGCGGGAACTCTTCACAATGAAACAGGCCCTCGAACAGGCGTTCCACGACGTGATGCTCCTGCCTTATCATGTCGTGCTGGCCGTCAACGGCTGGGCCGATACGGTAGGGGTGGACGTCCCGATGATTACTCTAACTACGCTCGATGAGAACGCCGACGCCAAGAAGCGCGGCGTGAACACCGACCCTAAATCAGTCACAGAATGATTGCATCTATATCACAGGGGGATTTACAAAAGTGGCTGCCTACGGCGATTGACCCGACGGCAGAGATTTATGAGCAGCTGGTCGGTCATTTGGAGACCGCCGACGCGTGGCTCTCGGCCTATTTGCTGGGAGGCGAACAGGCTAAGAGCCTCGCGTCACTTTTCGCTTCGGGCGACGAGGGCGAGGCCCTACCGATGTCGCCCTTCCGCCTCGGCGCTACGTTGGCCGAGGTCAAGGAGGAATGGGTGGCTACGGTGGTCTACACGGCCTTCGCCAATGCTATCCCGATGCTCGACCTCGTGCTGACGCCTAACGGCTTCGGCGTGGTCTCGACCAATCAGGTAGCCCCCGCGAGCCGCGAGCGCGTGACGGCGCTCCGTCAGTCGTGCATGGAGGCGCGAGCGCTCCATCTGGACAACTTGCTGCTGGCACTTCCGGGGTGCAAGGAGACGGAGGCGCTGGCGCTTGCCTCGGAGGTGTGGCGCCATCGGACGGCTACCTTCCTACGAACAACGTCGGAGACGCGCCATTTTGTGGCGCCGACCTCGGACACGACCAGGCAGTGGACGATGGAGGAATATTGGTCGTGGTGTCCGATGATCGCCACCGCTACGGCTTCGCTCTATCGTAGCTTCAGCCAAGAGCAGATGGAGGCCCTGATTACTGCCATGCAGGAATCGACGGCCGACGATGCGCAGCGTTATATTATTCGCCGCATCCGGCTGCTCATCGGCGCCATGCTTAGCTCGGATGTGCAGCGCCTCACGGTCCATCCGTCTACGGAGGAGATTATCGCCTTCATGGAGGACCACGAAGAGAGTTTCCAACCTTATGTTTCATCTAAAATCTACGCCGCTCGGCACGCCTCGCGATATGAATCAGCCAAAGAGGACCCATGTTACTTTTTCTAAGGAGATGGTAAGCGTCTCTATTGCCCTTCCCGACGATTGGGAGGATTTGGATGACGACCAGCTGCGCTATGTGTGCCGCTTGAAGGCGTGCGGTTGCCGGGGCGAGGAATTGGGTACTTATGCCGCCGTCCGCTGGAGCGGATTGGAGGTAAGCCACAATTCAAGCGACGGATGGCAGGTGCAGGCCGAGGGCCGGATGTTCCCGCTCGAAGAGTGGCAGCTGATGGCGATGGCCCGCCGCCTCTCGTGGCTCGACCGGGTGGAGCTACCGGTGCGCCCCTCGACGCTGCGCCGAGGCTTGCAGGCGATTGACGCCTACCTGCATGGGATGCAGTTCGGCATCTATCTCCGCCTTCAGAATTATTGGGCGGCCTTCCTCGCTACGGAGGAGCCGCAGTATCTGCGTGAGGTAGCGGCTATCCTCTTCCAGAGCGACCCGGTGCAGATGCTCCCGCTGGACGGCATGGAGCAGTGTATCGTGGTGCAGTGGATGATGGGCTGGCAGGCCTTTTGCCGCAAACATTGGGCCTATCTGTTCCAAGGTAGCGGCGAGGGTGAACTGGCGACCTCGCGCGACATGGAGGCCTCTATGTTGGCGCAGATTCGCGCCCTGACGGGCGGCGATGTGACCAAGGAGCAGCAGGTGTTGGAGTTGGACGTCTGGAGCGCCCTTAACGAGTTGAACGCTAAGATCCGAGACGCCGAGGCGGAGCGGAAGCAGCTAAAGAACCTTCGCCATGGAATTTGAGGCCACGTCTTACTTCGAGAAACTCCTGCAACAAAACAAATTGGCGCAGCGCGAGGGGTTTGTGTTTTGCCGTATCTCGTCGATTGACGGAGCGGAGGAACTGGTGTCTTCAATGCGCCGAGAGACCTCGTTTTTCGCCATTACGGAGTCGGTTGATGGCTCTGCCTCGGATAACGGCAGCGGCTACAGTCGCCGAAAGATTTACACCTGTTTCATCCTACGGCGTTTCCGCACCGGCGACGAGAAGGCCCGGCGCGAGGCAATGGATGTGTGTGCGCAGCTGCGCGATGAACTTTACTCGCGTATGCTGGTGGATGCGCTCGAACTGGAGTCCTCGCTGATTTATCTGGGCGTCTCTACGATTTACGAACATGAGCTACCTACGATGCTCCTCAATGGTTGTTGTGGTCTATTTTTTACGTTCAACCTCGATGTACCGCTGAGCCTCGAATATAATCCGGACGCATGGCAGAGCAGCTAATTGACGACAAGACGGCCAAGGAGTGGGTGGAGGCCTGGAGTAAGACCATGGTCATGATTTGGCAAGACCGCATTGCCCGTCTGAAGGCGGTCCAATCCGGTTCTTTGCTGGGCAGCGTGGAGAACATGGGTGCGCAGTTCAGCGGGGACGGCATCGACCGGGTTTCCGTGGTTCACCGTTTCATCCGTTATGGTGTCTACGTCGATATGGGCGTGGGGCGCGAGATGGGCGGCGAACGATACGCCGACACGACCGCCGACCACAAACAAGGGCAACTGGTCCGTGAGGTGGTCCGCAAGCCGAAGCCGTGGTTCTCCAATCCGTATTTCTCTTCTACGCAAAATCTAAAGGATTTCCTCGCGAAGACCTACGGAGACGAATTTGTGGCAATGCTTGCCATGAGTGCAAAATCAATCGCGAAAGCGGTAAAAACTCAATAAAGTATGTCTTATACAATCGAACAATTAAAGGAACAGGCGGAAACCATCCGCAAGGAGACGGCAGCCGGCGAGAACACCGCCGAGCGCGTGGGCGCCAGTCTGGGCAACATCATCGACAAGATGTCCGAGTGGTCCGACACCGTGGAGAGCGTGGAGTCTGTGAGCGAACAGGCGAATCAGGGGGTGAAGGCTGCGGCCAAGGCGCAGACGTCTGCGGACGCTGCATCTACGGCAGCAGCCAAGGCACAGGACACCGCCAATAGCGGCGTCTCCGTCGGCTCGCAAGCGCTCGCGACGGCTACTGAAGCCAAACAGATTGCCGAGGAGGCGGCTAACAATATCCTCGACCAACAGAGCGATATTGATTCCGTTCAGGCCGGGGTGACGCAGAACAGAGATGAACTCTATGATCTGGAAAATAGAGTGACGACAGAGGTAGAAACGTTGGAGCTGAAAATTGCAAGCGAAGCGGAGGAACGGCAAACAGAACTTGCAAGCGAGGTGGAGCGCCTGGAGACGGAACACACCGCCGACGTTACACGTCTGGAGGATTCCATCAACTACAACGCCCATGAGAACACGGAGCAGCACGATGCGATTGAGCAGACAATTCAGGCGAACGCCGACACGGCCGCAGCCGCTACGGCGGAGAGCAACGCCCGCATCGCGGCCGTCGAGGATTCGCTGGAATACAATGAGTGTGACGACCGGATTACAGCGGTCTTCGCTGATATGCCCTCGAAGGCTGACGTGAAGAACCTCTCCGGAGGCGATTTGATTTTCGTCTCTTCGGCCAAGGCCTACGAGCCGAATGTGTTGTTTACCGTGGAGTTGGACAGCGACGAAGTCCCTTATGTCGACACCGGCTCCATGAAGGACGTGGTGAAGGGTAAGATTTATTGCGTGGTCGGCACTTATTGCCGCTGGAGCGGTAACGGCTGGGTGGAAGATACGGCTACGCGCATCGAGGCGAACCGTAACGGCGTCTCGCAGAGTAACGTCCGGAGTAGCCGCCTCGATTCGCGTATTACTACGTTGGAGTTGGAGCGGACCGAGACGTTTGCCTCGGTGGAAGCATTCCCGACTAAAGGCTCTTCGGCCAAGATTTACATCGACGGCGAGAAGTCCGTCCCTTATATCTGGGACGGCAAGCAGTATGTGGCCATCGGTGGTGCAGCCGTCGGCAACTGTTACAATGTGACGAACGAGATTCCCCTTACAGGCGTGGGCGAGATGTACAACCTCGAAAGCGCTATCAAGGCGGCATGGGATAAGGGGGTGGCAGCTGTCGGCGTGCAGATTACTTTTGCCATCGCAAAGGCATCGTGGAAGACCTATCAGTATATCGGCTCGAATACGACGGAGGCCTCTTTCTGCAACACGGCCAACTGGATTGACTTGGCCGGTATGTCGGCAGGCTCGGAGGCGGTTATCAACGTCAACGAGATGTGCGCTGATACGCTCTACAATCTGGCGCTGGCTATCAATGCGATTATCAACCTCGAAACAGAGACCGGTATCACTTACCGCAAGGGCGGTTTGGTGATTACCTACAAGGTGGCCGATAACGTCTGGGAGACGAAGCAGTTCCACGGCTCGCTGGCCGATTGCACGCCGACGAATACGGAGCTTTGGTCGGACTTCGGGGGCGGTGGCTCCAAGGTGGAGACGTCCGACACTCCGGAGGAGGACGGCACGGATGCGCTGTCTACGGGCGGAGCTTACGCCCTGCAGCAGGGCATCATCTCCGATTGGGAGCAGACGGAGGACGCCGACAATATTTTGATTCAGGGCGTGAACGCCCGCAACAATCCGGTCGGCTCGCAGATTAAGATTCCGAAGAGCAGCGGCGGCGGTACGTCGTCCGGCTCGACGCTGACCATCTACCTGCAAGAGCAGGCTCTTTATGCGGCCTACGGCTCTACCATCTCGACGATGATAGCCGTGAAGTCGGTGCAGTATGACGGCGACACGGAGATTCTCGGCATGATCCGAACGCTTTCCATCGTGGACGGCACGACGGGCTTAACGCTCTGGAGCGAGGACGTGAATCAAAATTCCTCGAAGTCCGCCACGGATTTCAAGTTCTCGCTGGACTTCACCGACTATATTACTTCAGCTACGCGCAAGGATTTTACCATCGTAGCCACGGACGCCGACGGCAACACGAAGCGCCGCACGTTGACGGTTACGGCCGTCGATGTCACTTGCACCTGTAAGGGGGTGCAGACGCTTCACTATACTTCGGGAACGTCGGTCACGGTGGGCGGCAGCGCTAAGAATATTCTGCTCTATAAGTTCGCTAATAACGTCTCCAAGAGCGGTATTCGCGTCACGGTCAAGATGCTCTACAATGGCGCATGGCAGGACCTCAGTAGTACGGTCGTAACGGATAGCTATTCACACAGCGTAGCCGTCGACCCCTGCAATCTCTTCGGCAAGAGTGAGAAGATGTCGCACGGCGCTTATCCGGTCATGATTCAGGGCGAGGATATTGATTCGGGCGTGACGGGCAACACTATCTACACCTCCATCATGTGCATCGACGCGGATTCCTCCGAGCCGGTGGTCTGTCTGCGCTACGATGATAACAACAACGGCGATATTCGCCTGTATGATTCGCTGGAGTTCGAGGTGGCAGCCTATACGCCCGGCCAGACGCAGACTTCCGTTCAGGTGTATTTCGACGGCTCACTGCTTACGGAGGTGGTGTGTCAGATGTCGACAACGACCTCCATCAGTAAGCAGCTGCAAGGCTATCAGACGGACGGCAGCAAGACGCTGGTGTTGTACGCCACCGCAGGCGACGCCATGACGGCGCCCATCACGCTGCGCGTGGTCGGCTCCGCGATTTCGGCGACGCTCAAAGAGGGCGCTCTTTTCGCTTACGATTTCTCTACGCGCAGCAACACGGAGAGCGACCACACGATTAGCAACAACGGCGTGACAATGACCGTCACGGGGGCTAACTGGTCTTCAAACGGTTTTGTCAACGGCGAGGACCGCATCGGCATCGATGAGACTTGTTTGCGTATCGCCGAGAATGTGCAGGCGGTAATTCCTTACGCTCCTTTCGGCGATTCGGCTACGGAGCGCACTAACGGTATGGCGTTTCAAATGGCGTTCGCCACGGCGAACATTCAGGACGATACGGCGAAGCTGGTAGAGTGCTACGACGAGGAGAGCGGAGCCGGTTTCTATATCACCGGAAACAAGGTGGCCCTGTTCTGCAAGACCGGCACACCTCAGTTATGTACCCGTTCTTTCAAGTGCGGCGAGAAGGTGACGGTGGCGGTCGTGGTGGAACCCTCGACCATTACGGTAAGTCGTGGCGGCGCTTCTTACGCTACGGTGAAGATGTACCTGAACGGCGAGGAAGTGGCAGCCATCGGTTATGTGGCCAATTCCGGCGCTATCCTGAACCGCAAAAATATTACGTTCGACGGTCGCCACGGCGACCTCTATCTGTACTACGTTTTGGCCTACAGTAGTTACTATCAGTGGGCGCAGGCGTTCCAGAATTATCTCTGCAAACTGACCGACACGTCGGCCATGGTGACGGAGTACGAGGCGGAGAATGTGCTTGATTCGCAGAACAAGCCCTCTCTGGAACTGCTGAAGGCAAAGGAAATTCCGTAGTATGTAGTGGTGGCCAGTCAGGAAACGTTCGACACGTTCGACGGCGATATTGATACGTCGAAGAACTTCCTTTGCACGCTGTATTATTATCACCCGACTATGCCGTGGCGCTCGTTCAAGGCGGAGAATGTACGTTGGCGTCGTCAGGGTACGACGTCGGCCAAACGACCCATCAAGAACGACCGCTTTTATCTCCAGAAGGAGAAGAATTGGAAGATTACCGCGCTTTATCCGGACTACACGAATGAGGACGCAGAGAAGACCTATGCTTTGTTTGAATTGGGTTACGTCCGTGTGGGCGAGAACACGATTCCCGTGAAGATTATCACGGTCAAGGTGGACTACTCCGATTCCTCGAACTCGAACGACTGCGGCGTCTGCGACATGATGAATGCGACGTTCCGCGCACTCGGATCTGACTACATGACGCCGGCACAACGTGCTTTTGATGGCAGTTGGAGCAAGGGCGACGTGAAGATTACCGGGCTGGAGATGAATCATTCGACGGCGAACCATCCGGTGGCCGTGTTCCGCTCGACGCTGGAGAGCCTCGCGGATGCGTGGTTTCATGCCAAGGGTAACTGGAAGGAGGACAAGGGCGAACAGGTGGCTTTGGGCTTTCAGAATACGCCGGGCTACAATCTCGGCTGTCTGAACTACGGCGACTTCGTGGAGTTCTTTGCCAACCAAGGCGAGACGCTCGACGAGGCGGAGACCCGCTTCAAGAAGCAGGACGGCCTCGATACGTCGAAGGTCTATCTGATTTCTTTGTATTGTGGCCGTAATTACCGCTTCATGCGCTACACAAACGGGGCATGGAAGACTTCGACGGGTACGATGAAACAGGTGTCGGGTAAGTGGGTCATCACGGGCGACGTCCTGAATCCGGTGAGCGGCTTCGAGCTGCTGACCTACGATGCGCTTGATTGGTGGCAGGGTGTCGGCTCTGTCGAGGAGATGATGGCGCCGGCATCGGCGGAATCTTCATGGGTAACGAAACTGAACCTCGGTCAGGCAAGCTATCCGAAGTGGACGCAGTATTTCGAGTGTATGATTGACAATGACCAGCTCCAGATTGATTTGGCTATGGGCCGCAAGGTTCCCTACGAGTTGTTCAATGTGCTACGCTTCTGCGATAGCTGCGACTACGCGAAGGGCGGCGACTGGCAGACGATTTGGAAGAGCAGCGCATACAAGTATATGTCGGTGCATTCGCTCATGGCCTACTATGGTTTCACGGACTACTTGGCTGCCGTGGACCAGCAGGCCAAGAATATGCAGCCGATGTTTTTCCTCGAAGATGGTTGTTCGGTGGTGAATGGTGTTTATACCGGCGTGGGCGATATGGAGCCGCTGCGTATGTACCTGAATAAGGTCTACGACTGCGATACTTGCAATGGCAAGGATAACGATGGCGGCAACACGATTGACCCGGAGGTCGACCCGGCCGACACGACCAACACCTCTTACGCGGGTCGTGGCTCGGTGCTCTGGAATGACCTTAGAGGTCAGCAGGAAATGGTGTCGGACACGTCGGGCAATACGCTGACGCTTTCCGGCGTGATTGCCACGATGCGCTCGCTTCCGGAGATTGAAGGTATCGGCGCAGGGCCGTTCTCGCCACAAGGCGCTCTGTATTACTTCGTGACGCAGCGCATGAAGAAGTGGCCGAAGGTCATCTCTTCCTACGACGGCGAACGTAAGTATATCAATTATACGGGCTACAACGATATTTACTACTACGCGCTGCAGGGGCTGGGCTTAACCTCTCTGCCTCGCTTCATCGAGCAGCGTTGGCGCATCCGCGATGGTTATTATCAGACCGGCGACTTCAAGGATGCCTCGCACATCCTCGGCGGTCGTGTCGGCGCGAAGACCGGGGCGGTTATCCGCTTCAAGGCGGCCAAGTCGGGCTACTTCGGCATCGGTAACGATGGCGGTAACGTGACGCAGGGAATGTATCTGAACGCAGGCGAGGAAGGGGTATTTTCGCAGTTCCAGCACGGAGACAATATCTTGCTCTACATTTATCAGGCCGATATGATGAGCGAGATTGATTTGTCGGAAATTTCGCTCGATCCTCAATTTTCGTTCAGCGTGATGTCGCTGGCGGAGCGGATTGTTATCGGCGGCGAGAGCCATGGAGATTGGCGGCAGTCGCCCGGTAATACCGGTTTCCTGACGACAATCAACTTCGGCGATTTGCCGTTCCTCCGCTACGTCGATGTGCGGAACACGGAGATTGAGAGCATCAATGCCGATAAGTGTCCGCGCCTCGAACAGGTGCTTGCCACCGGCAGCAACTTAGCGCAGTGTACTTTGGCCGAAACGGCGCCGATTTATCAGTTGCAGTTGCCGGGTACGTTGAGCAACTTGCAGTTGATTGGTTTGCCGTCGTTGGCCTATCCGGCCACAACGGACGAAGGTCTGCAAGTGGAGAGCTTTGCGAATTTGAGTAAGTTGTGGGTGGAGACCTCCCCGGAGATTGATGCGATTGCGCTTCTGACGGACACCCTCGCGGCGTCCTCGAAGTTGTCGCAGCTGCGCATCGCCGACATGACGCTGAAGGGTACAGGCTCCGAACTGACCGAGGTAGTGAGCCGTGGTATCTCCGGCATGGATGAGAACGGCGGCCTGCTGGATAAGCCGGTAGTGGATGGTACTTACAATCTGACGCGCATCATGGATGATGCCACGATGGCGGAGATTGAGGCAAGCATTCAGGGCTTGACGCTCTTTACGGCGCTGGACGCTTACATCTATGTGATTAGCACTGTAAATGCAGAGTCGTTCGACGGCGAGGAGGCGGTGGATGCCCCGACGCTGGAAACGATTGGAGACGAGTTTAAGCGGTATAACGGCGAGGACTACGACGAGTATATTGCCGGGTATATCGAGGATAACAAGGATATTAACGAATTGATTCAACAATGAGCAGCAATGCACAGATTGTAACCCTGCTCCGCCAGAATAAGGCGGAGCAGGTGTCTGCCCTCCAAGCCCTCGGATTCGATGTGACCGAGGACGTGCGGGCATCGGAGTTTCCGAAGTATATCAAGTGGGCCGCCGGCCTGCTGGATGTGATGATTGCCGCCAACCGCATTAGCGATGGCAGCAAGTGGTTCTTCACGGTGGACGAGTGGAACAGTCTAACGTATGAGAACAAGTCGAAGTTTATCACGCGAGGCGTGCGCGTCCGTGCGGACCGCCTTTCGTTCGTCATTGCTCCGGAGGGCTGCACGGGCACGATTCAGTGGGGCACGAAGACGGACGTCTCAGGACTGCAAAATTACAATGGTACGGCGGGGCTGTACGACGATGTGGCGGCCCGAAGTAACACGGAAAAGATTGTGAACGCGCTGGGCGAGGAGAACGGAACGTCCGCAGCGTTCTGCCTGAACTACCGATGCTTCGGCGCGGACGACGGCCTCGAAGACAAGACGGAGTGGGCGCTTCCTACGGTCGCCCATCTCAAAACGATGTACCGATACAAGACGGAGATCAACGCAGCTTTCAAAGCATTGTCGGAAGATTTCGTTTTGTCGTCCACCGTTCATTGGTCGTCGTGTGAACACGATACCAATTCCGCATGGGCGGTAGAGATTAATTCCGGTCGCGTATATACGTCGACGAAAACAGATTTGAAGAAGGTTCGCCCGATTTCAGTAGAATAACAACGACATGAGTACATTAACACAGAATGCGCAGCTGTTGCTGCAAAATAAGAAGGCTCAGGTGGAAGCCTTGAACGAGGTAGGTTTTACCGAGGTGACGATGGAAACCCCGCTCAGCGAGATAGCGGGGTATATGAAGTGGTGCGGAGGTCTGCGGGACCTCGCGCTCGCTTGCGTGAAGAAGCAGACCGGGGAGAAGTGTTTCTTCACCGGGGAAGAGTGGGAGGCCATGAGCGCCAACGAGCATAGTAAATATGTGAAGTCAGGCGTGCGCATCCGCGCCGAGGGTAAGCAGTTTGTAATTGCCCGCGAGAACTGCACTACGGACACGGCGACTAAGTTCACATGGGGACCCACGAACGAGGATATTGCCGGCCTGAAGAACTATGCCGATACAAACGTAGGTGTCTACGAGGACTTCGATTACCGCGCCAATACGGACGCTATTATCGCGCAGGGAACGGCGCAGGGAACGACCCACCCGGCAGCGGAGGCAGCGAACAGCTACACCACCTGCAAGAAGTCAACGGAGGGCGTTGATGACCCCTGGAGCTGGGGCCTGCCTACCGTTCCAATGGTCATGATGTTCTACCGCTATAGGACGCAACTCAATAGCTTCCTAAACACTTATTTCGGTTCAAGCTATCAGCTAACAAGCGATTGGCACTGGACATCGAACGAATGGTCATCCGCCATCGCGTGGTACGTCTACGTGCACAACGGCTACGTCA